GGATAAACACGATCACCACCTCTGTATTTTATTGGACCGTCAATACCATTTGTAATAACAACATACTTGCCATAAGGTGTGTAGTTAGTTGTCTGTTCTTGCATTGTTGGTATGTGTCGATCTGTTTCTAGAGTTTGTGCCACCTGATTTGCTGCTTGTCCAGCTGATGGCACTAAGTATTTTAGTTTTCCACCTTGCTCAAACAAAAACCATTGTTGTGCTGAGTTGTGTCTTGCATAACAGTAAATACTATCAACAGTGCTGTCATCATAGATCTGATTTACACCTGTGTTTCCGTATGGTCTAATAGTTTTATGAAAGAACTCTTCGTATCCTAAAAAGTTATTCCATGTTTTTGTATGAGCATCGTATGTAAAGTTTTCCAACAAAATAGTGCTATTCTGAGGTGCTGGAATGCGTTCATCGATCCCAATAAATGGTTTGATTTCTAGTTTACCTGGTGTTTTCATTATGCATCCGGAAGTTTAGTCAATGTCTGATACGGCTTTACCCTCAGTGGTCCGGAAATGTAGCTTTCTTTGACATAATAAGCTGACCGCTGTGTCAAATACTTATTATCTATCTTCAATAACTCTTTCTCTGCCTTCTTGTCGTAATAACTTGCCATGTCAGGATTGTTATGTTTCATAAATGTTTCAGCACAGACACGATAAACAATGTAGCGATGTGTATCATCTGGGCTTTTTGGTTTGTCAAAGTCGTCTGATAGCATGTCAGGTGTGTAGATGTATCTTACCTCTATTGGTGTAAGTGCTGCTGCACGAGGATAGAGCCTAATACGCTTTCTGTATCCTAAGTTTACACCTTCTCTTGGAAAACGAAATAGATCATCAACACCTGTAATCTGCAAGTTTCCTGCTACAACTGGCCAATCTACTTGGACTTCATCATCATCGATCAAAATAAATCCGTATTGAGATGCACCAGTATTTGGTGATGTTTTAGCAACAATACCACTCAAATCTCTGAAGAATGCTTCTTCATGTGTTCCGCTTTTTCCTGTAATAGATTTTAGTCTTACATAAAACTTCTTACGAAGACCTTGAAAACCTTGTTTAGTTGTATCGTTTGTGTTGAAGCGTGGTATCTGTGTCCCTGATAAAGTTAGTTCTTGTGCATCAGAAAGCTGACTTTCTATTCCACGCCACACATAAGACATCTTGAACTCATAGGTTCCAGCCGGCCAAGCAGTTCCGTTGGCAATACCTTCTACCTTGAAGTCTTTACCTTGTCTTGGAACAAACTGATCTATGTCTACTGTATGTTCTGGATAGCCATCATAAACAACAAACTCTGTCGGTGTTCCTTGTAAGTCATAACGCAAATCTAACTCTTCATCTCTTCTTCTTGTTAGATTGTAAATACGACCTAATGCGTTTGTGCCACTACCTATTTCTGTTATGTTTCTGATAGAAACACCTAATACATCTGTGCAATCTGCTGGTAGTGTTAGAAATCTTTGTTGCACATCACCTGAAATACTATCAAGAGATGCTGTATCCCAATCAACCTGTGGTGTGGAACTTAGTTTAGATACATAAACTCTGTTTGTGCCAAAGTCTACCTTGTCAATAATGTATGTTCCGTTGTTTGACTCTGTAGCAGCGTCTCCAATAATAAGAATGCTGCCTTCATGTGAATGTCTAAATCTGTTTACAAATCCTACTTCAGCTGATTTTGTTTTGTCAAGCGTGCCTGCTTGTATGAAGTTTCTTATCTCTGTTCCTGAAGAAGTGATTGCTGCTGATGGAACTGTGCCGTCTGGCATTGTGTAGACATCTACTGTTTTTTGTGAAAACTCATAGGGACGACTAGTAAACCAGCAGTGGTAAGTTTCATTTATGTATCGATTTATTTCATCACGGTAAGACTGCACATCCGGATCGTAATCGATAATAGATGAAATCATCTGTCTCATTTGTTGTAAGTTCATTTGTTGTCCTCTTGTTCTAATGAAAAAACCCTGCCCCAGAAGAGGCAGGGCCAACTGTTTCAAAGGAGATCTAGAATAAAAATGTCTAAAATCATTCTAGAAATGTGCCCTTAGCCCTGGGCGCAAGGCATTTGTAATAAACTTAGAACTGCTTGATAACCATTACCGAAGCCACATTGGTCGAGTCGTCTTCCAATGCGTATCCAATAATGGGCACAGTATCACTATTTACATAAGTGTCTGCTTGTCCAGCTACTGCTGAGATAGATAGTCTATCACCTTTAGCAACTGCACCTGCAACATTTGCACTTACATGAATACCAGCAACCGTGATGTCCACTTTATCACCAACAGAAGCACCTGCTAAAGCAAATCCTACAACAGCAATGCTGTTGGCAGATCCACTGTCAGCTTTTACCACAGTAAGAGCGATCTCGCCATCAGTTTCTCCACCAGATGTGTCGAAGTTGAAAGCAACTAAGTCGTTCGCTGCGATAGTGCCACCTGCAATGTAAGTTTCAATCTGTCTACGGTTAGAAGCTGTGATGCCATAATCGCCATCTGAGCTTGACTGATCTAAGTATTGTAATAATGTTGATGTAGCCATGATTTCCCCCTATTATTTTGTAAGTAAGCCTTGAGCACCAAGATGCTGAACATACATTTGCATACGAGTTATGATGTTTGCAGATCTAGAAGCGTATCCGGAGATGTGCTCGAAGTCTGACATTTCAAACTGCGCATCAGAGTCAAATGCAAGTTTCAAGTAATCAGTGTTCAAGAAATAAGCGCGAATGTCGTTAGTTCCATCTGTGATGTTATCTAAGAACGGATCGTAATACATTCT